ATGGGAACGTATGCAAGACCTCGTTATTAAACAAAGTCGAGATGCATATGAATGGGCTATTAGTAAGGGTATTGCTAAAGAACAAGCTCGTGCTGTTTTACCAGAAGGTCTTATTGAAAGTAGGATTTATATGAACGGAACACTACGTTCTTGGATACATTTTATCGAACTGCGCTCGTCAAATGGAACACAACTAGAACATCGAGAAGTTGCTAAAGCGTGTGCCCAAGTAATATCTACTATATTTCCAATGGCTGGGGAGTTTGTTACTTAAAAGTTTCAGGCGGATATTGTTCAATATGTCCGTAATACTCCGATGCTAGCCAAGTATAATCATTTATATTGGCTAGCATTTTTTTGTCTGTTTTATATGTCTTACCAAACCATTCTCCTGCACTTGCACCACTTCGTGCATATTCAGCAAATGGTTCTGTATTAGTATTGAATCGCCATTCGTTTAATCGATATTCAGTTTCTTCGTCATATTCGTCTGTAATTACTCTGCTAGCTAATTTAGCACATTCTCTAAAAGCACTACGCCACGTGCTCATAGCATCTACATTAAATGCTGTAATATTGCTAACATCCGGCATAACTTTAAATCTAGGAGATATGCTAGTAGTCATGTCTGGGTTAGATAAATTCATATTTAAAGTTAACTTTGTAGGCAATAACTTAACTCCACCATATCCGTATTCTAAATTGTTAACAGGATTACGACTGCGCCAAACATGCACAATATCTTCCTCGCTAGGATCTAGTTTTAAATTAAATTTAAAATTAGGCAGTATTTTAGCATCAGCATCTACTACATAAAACATAAGTGTAGTTGCTTGTTTGGCAGCTTCTATATGTGCTTGATGAATACCTTTGACACTATGTATTCTAAATACACGATTTTTAGTTGCGTGAGACATTAACTTTAAAAAATTAACACCTGCATTTTTTTCGTCATAAGATATAAATGCTATATCATACATTAGCGTTTCCTAATAATACGAGGAGTATTGTTATAAACTGTTTTAAAAAATTTACTGCCGGCTGGATCTAAATTGGCAATTTCTAATCCACATTTTTCTCTAAGTTCATTTCCGTAAAAATTTATCTGTTTTACCTTTTCTTCATCGGGTGCGTTTTCGTAGTGCTTATTCCAGTAATTTGTCAAGTAATCAAAGTCTCTTACGTTGGCATAATCCCAGTCTGTGCAATTAGTTAGTGCGGCGCCTTCTCTGGCACCAAGTATACTGTAAATACCATTTTCTACATCTGCGCCAACCGAGCACCAAACTAATAATCGATGATAGTTTTGCCACCATACTGTTTTTAAATCTGCTACTTTTGCACCTTGATCAAGGCTCATTTTTACGCCTTCGCGGAATCCTGCTCGCCATGCTTGGAAAGGAGTTTCGTTAGTAAAACTTTCACTATAGTTTTCATTAAACTGATAATATAAATCATCAAAGCAAAATTCTACTAGTCCTTTAGTATCATTTGGATCTGAGTTTTCATGCGTTTTCATTTCGTTAACAAACTTCCGTGTCCATAATTTAAGTCCACCGTTACCATACATAAGACCGTTAACATGGACGTTGCCACACCAGCTGAACACATGATTAGGAGTTAATCCCAACTTTTCTATGTCTATTTCTACTTCTAAAAACTTTGGATCAATAATATTGTCACCATCTACTGTAACAAAATATTCTGTTTCGCTCAGTGCGGCACAGGCTTTGTGGGCGGCATCTGATCCTTTAACTCCATGCACACGTTTAGCCCATGGCACTTTAGTTAATAAATCTGCGTAATTTTTTTCAGCATTAGGTTCGTCGTAGCTGAGGTAAATGATGTCTTGTTCAATTATTTTAATTATTTTAATTATTGTCATATATTGTTAATCCATATGAAGGGTAAACAGTTTTAGTTAGAACTGCAATATTGTTAATATCTTTTTCAAGCTCATTTTCAAACGGGATAGTTTCAGATATTTGTTTTTGACTAATACTAATTTTTCTAATTAAATAATTTAAATTAGTTTTTAGAGTTATATAAAATACTAAATCAGTAGATGTTCCGTAAAATAAATTAAAATTCCAACCAACATTACGAGTCCATTGAACATTTAAATTTTCGTTACCGGACGACAGTGTATTAATCAAAGTTAAACTTGAAGTTGATTTAGTTTCAGATTTGCTAGTTGAATTTAACGTTTTATTGTTAATGTCAACATAATGATGTAAAAACTTTTTAGATCCGTTCATGAATGATCCGGCAGTTTCGGCATCAATTCCAACTGCATTATTGTTTATTTTTTCATTGCTAACAGATAACACTTCACCTGTTTCTGGATTATAATGTAGATAATATTTAGACATTTTCTAACTCTCTAATTAATAATTCTGTTAAAAAATTGTCTTCTACGTAGTGAAAAATTCTTCCTTGCTGTATGTTATTAACAAACAACTTTTTATTAGAATAATTTGTTATAGTAATATCTTGCCAACTAGCAGGAGGCATTGTCCATCCTTGTAACATAGGCTTCATATGAATAAATTCAAGAGGATTAATAGGATCTACAATATCTTGCATATCCAAGATATCGATAGCAATTGCAGTAGCCAAATCCATACTAGTCCATTTCTGGTATTCTTTAGGAGCAAATTGTCCGCAACATAATTCCCAATTGTTTATAACATATTCTAACACTTTATAAAAAGTTTTAGCCTGTTCTGATTTTTTAAAGTAATGTAAAGCAAAATATGGATTAGATAATTTATTAGCTATAAATGATTTTCTATGAAACGGATCAGATATTATTGTTTCTTGTTTATAGTTTTTAACTTTTGAACAAAACTTAATATTATAATCTTTGCAGAATTCCCACCAGTCAGATAAATCTTCTAACACTAGCATATCTGCATCTAATACTATAGTTTCATCATAAGGTGTTGCACTATATAATTGATATCTGTGCTCTGCTTGTAATGGGCTATCTTTTATTTCTTTAAAATATGGAATGGGAATTATTTGATCAAAAACAGATTTATATTTGCTAGGAACAGAACTATTAGTAACTAACGATATATTTTTAATTTCTTCTTGGCTATTATGTATACTTAATGCCAATACGTAGGCTTGTTGAACATAATCAACAGAATTTGTATTTTGTGCAAAAACTAAAAAACCTTTATTCATCTAAACACCGACTTAAACTTATTTTGTTCATAACATGCACATCTAACCCCGTAGTAGTTGCTGATATATATTCTCCTAAATGATTTTGTTTTTCAACTAAAAATTTTAATTTATTATCACTGATATTAATTAATAAATCTTTGTCAGTAGTATATACCATAGTGCCCGGAAGTTCTTGTGCAAAATAACCTTCTTGATTACCATTCATAATATGTATAGCAATGCTAAATGCATAATCGTTTCTATATAAAATAGATTCAATATTATACAAGGCTGTGTAATAATCCCAATTTTCTTTTATATATTTTATTAGAACAAAAAATGATTCTGTTACATTATTTTTTTTAAAAATAAAAGTAGTAGCCCAATAAAAAGGAATAGAAAATTCGTTGATACGTTGAAATTCTTTACCTTCTCTCCAACCTGATAAATCTAAACTCTTACTATATATTTGCAAATCTTCATCTTTATCTAACGCAGATTTTAATATTTCTGAATTAATAATATAGTCACTATCGATTACTAATGTCTTATCGTATGGAGTTAAATCATATACAGTAGTCCTGGAAAGATTTTTCCATTCGGTAGTTTTAGAAGCTAAAGAACCATCGTGAAATTTCTTACGATAATATTTGTTAGATATCTCAGCATCTATAATTTTATCAAATCCGTGATTGGGGTAAGTTTGTTCTAACCATCCTCTGCTGTCTGTAACAATACTAACAGGGATATTTAAAAATTTTTGAATACGACTGGCGGCAAATACTGCTAATTTTACATAATCAACAGTATCATTATTTTGAGCAAAGATTACTGCTCCAGTTGTCATAGATCAACCATGTCTGCAATTTTACGTTTTGATGTAATTGCTGTAATCTTGTTTAGGTATTCTTTAGATGCAGTATCATAAACTGCAATAATGTCAGATAAAAACTTTTTAGGATTTTCAATTTTTACTGGAAAATTATTTGAATCTAACAGAATTAGATCAAATGGTCTATCTGCCATTACCGATACAAATCCGATTAATTCAGGTGTAATTT